GCCAGACCTATCGCCTCACGCGCCAGCTTGATCGAGTTCATGCCTTGCGAAAAGGTCCATGGGCGCGCGCGCGTGTGCCACATATTGGCAAGAGGGATCTCGTCTTTTCTACCGTCCGGCCATGTGACAAGATATGCGATCTTCCAAGGCTGACTTGCGAACCGCTGCACAGTGACCAGCGTCGGTTCTAACGGCATCAGTTCGACGATACGCCCCTGAAAACGAACGATGATGGCGAATGCGTTCCCCGTCAAAACAACGTGGAAGGCCCGCTGAACTCGGAAATCATATGCCGTCTGGTGTTCATTGGGTGCGGATTGAAGAAGGTCGTAAAGTGGATGAGTGTCGTCATCGACAGATCCACCGGTTGCCGTCTTGCGCCTAACCTTCCACGGGCAAAGCGCCAAGTCTTCGGCAATCGCCGTGGCGCATGCGAGCACCGTTGACACCTGGAGCGCAGACTCGGTCGTGACATTTGAACCCGACCAAGATCGAATGCCCGCTGAAAGCATTTGAAGAACTTCGGCGGATCCGATTGCCGACGTTTTCCGCTCGCGCAAACGGCTGAACCAGCCCGCCATTTGTTTAGGCCATGCCGATCAACGGGCCGGGCTCGACCGCTGACATTTGCAATCCGAGAGCCATGATTAAAGCCACCAATCCGTCGATTCTTGCACGCGACGATTTCTTGGATGGACGCATGTTTTCGTTTCCGTCGATGCGGAACTCGATGTTCGACGCCATCCAGCGTAGCACCGGATTCCCGCCATGTTCGAACTTTTCTTCTTTCAGCATTGCCAAAAGCTCTTTTGTCGGCGGGTTGAAGTGTAAAACGGTCTGCGGGAACATCTTTCGTTCTATTCCTTCAGATTCAAGGCGCGCGTCCAACCAGTTCGCGTTATTGCCGTCAAAGCCCACGATGAACGGAGGATAGAGTTTCGCGTCATCGCGGATCCTTTCAAAAATCAACTCTTGATCTATCGTGTTGCCAGGGCTTTCCTCGATCCATCCCTCGTCGACCCATCGTCGATAGGGAGCCCGATCACGCGCCTCGGCTTCTTGCACCATCATTTCCGGCAGCCAGAGCCGTGCCAGGATCTTCCAACGCTCGCCAGCAAGTACAGGCGGGAATAGCTTGACAGCGGCAGTCAGGTCAATACGCGTCGAAAGGTCGGCTCCAACGTAGCATTGCCGCCCGCGCAAAGTGGCAAGGTCTATCGGTCCCTGCGTGTTTGCCGCCCACGTTTCCATATCGATGGGCCGGACATTCGAGCTTGTCCGAATGTTCAGGTGCAGTCGCTTAAAAGCGATCAGACGCGCTGGCGAGCCCTTTGCCTGTCGCGCTTGCTGGGCGAGATACGAAGTGTTGATCGACACGCCGAGATTTGGATTTGCTTTCGCCCATTCGACAGGATCATCCCAAGCGAGCGGATTGTCCGCCGCCGATATCCAGGCGAAATAACCATCGTCATCGAGAGTGCCTTCAAGCACCTTGTTTGCGTAATCGTTCTCAGCGGCATAGGGCGTCTCAGGATCGTCGCTGCCCGCTGTCGTAATGATCCAGAGGATTGGTTGCCGTCGCGAGCCCTGTGCCGTGTCAAGCACGTCCAGTACAGCGCGCGTCTTGTGCTTGTGAAGCTCATCGATAATCACGCAAGACGGATTGAGCCCATCGAGCGACTTCTCGTCGGCGCTCAGCGGCTCGAACTTAGACGCAGTGCGATCGACGGAGAGGTTTAGCTTGAACACTGACACCTGGTTGCTCAAAGCCGGCGATGACCGAACCATTCTCCGCGCCTGATCGAACACGATGCGCGCCTGATCCTTCTTTGTCGCTGCTGCGTAAACTTCTGCGCCGGGCTCATTATCCGCCGTCAGGGCAATTAGCCCGATTCCCGCCAGCTTTGTCGATTTGCCGTTCTTGCGAGGAAGCTCTTCGTACACTTTGCGGAAGCGGCGGGTTCCATCTTCGCGAAACCAGCCAAAGACGCTTCCGATGACAAACGTTTGCCAAGGCTCCAACGTAAAGCGTTGGCCCGCCCATTCGCCTTTCGAGTGCGAGAACAAGCCAAAAAAGTCGGTCGTCCAGATTGCGGTCTCCGGTCTCCAGACCAGACCGCGCCCTGGCCCCTCCACAAGATCGCGAAGATGCCGCTCGCACGCGCGTCGGACCTTGATGCAGGCGAGCCGATCACCAGTCGTTACTGAATGCGCGTAGGCGGTGACCGGATCAATTGATAATCGGTCGTCGGGCCATGTGCTGCTCGAACTCATCGCCACGTGCACCTTTCTTGGCTCGTGTGATTTCCGGCATGATGTCAAATCCCGCGCCTGCAAGGCGCGCACGGGCGACGGGCGAGAAACCAAGCTCTGCGGCAATCTTGATCATGATCGCCGCCTGCTTGTTCAGGATCGGAAGATAGGGGTTTTGAATCGGCAGTCCTTGCAACGGCGATTTCGTCACCATCCCGAACTTGGCAACGCGCTGGGCTGCGATCCGGTAGGTGTCAGCGGCGACCGCCCAGATCATCAGAAGCTCGCGATCCAAGAGCTTGAGCATCGCCAGCGGAGCGTTGTCCATCGCGTATCTCCACAGCTCTTGCTGCCCTGGAGTCAGCCAATCAGGCGGTATAGACAAATCTCCTACTGGTATTGGCTCGCTTTTTCGGATGCGCCTCTTGCCTGGATTTCCGTGCAGTTCTTTCAGGACGGTTGGAGTTGGACGGCGGCCGCGCATGTCAGGAGACCTCCTGTAAGCCGTCTGTCAACGAATCGCTGACTGGCATCGCCGCAACGAGTCCATTCCGAAGCGCGCGCTGCCCAGAGTAATTCTCCCATCGCTGAACGATGACATCGCAGTAATGCGGGTCAAGTTCGATCAGCCGCGCCTGCCGTTGCGTCCGTTCGCACGCAATCAGGGTCGTGCCGGAGCCACCGAAGGGATCGAGCACGATGTCGCGGGTCTTGGACGAATTGCGGATTGCACGCTCGACGAGTTCGACCGGCTTCATGGTTGGGTGCAGTTTGCTCTGGCTCGGTTTAGCAATGAACCAGACGTCGCTCTGATCGCGCGCGCCGCACCAGAAGTGCTGCGCGCCTTCCTTCCAACCGTAGAGGATCTGCTCGTACTGGCGCTGGTAATCCGAGCCGCCCATCGTGAAATGATTCTTGGCCCAGACGATGAATGTCGAACAGTGGCCGCCCGCTTCGGTCCAAGCTCGCTGCAACGTGTGCAGCTCGGCACACGACATGCATACATACGTCGCGCCCTTGGTGACCGCGAGGATGCCGGTCATGGCATCGAGCAGGAATTGCCCGAACTGTTCGCCGCGCGTGTCGTTGGCGATTCGCCGGCGGTTCTTGCGATGAGCACTGCCCGCATAGTCGACGTTATAAGGCGGGTCGGTGAAGCAGAGATCGGCGAATGCGCCGTCGAGCACGCGCTTCAGATCATCGACCTTGGTCGCATCGCCACAGAGCAGCCGGTGGGAGCCGAGAATCCAGACATCGCCGGGCTCTGTGATTGGAGTCGTCGGAACTTCAGGCGCTTCATCGGGATCGGTCAACCCGTCGCCACTGCCCATGATGCGTTCAAGTTCGTCGTCGCCGAATCCGGTAAGCTCCAGGTCGACGCCGAGTTCCTTCAGGTCTTCAAGTTCGAGCGACAGAAGGTCACGGTCCCAGTCGGCTTCTTCGGACACACGGTTGTCGGCTAGGCGATAGGCTTTGGCTTGATTTGCCGTCAGGTCGGTGGCGACATGCACCGGAACAACTTTCAACCCAAGCTGGCGCGCGGCCAGGAGCCGCGTGTGGCCAGCGACCACGACCAGGTCGCGATCGACAACGATCGGCTGGCGGAAACCGAATTCGCGGATCGATGCGGCGACCTTGGCGACTGCGCCGTCATTCTTTCGTGGGTTGCGTGCGTAGGGAACGACGCGGTTGATGTCGAAAATCTCAATCTTCATCTCTGACCTTAGTTATCAACCGCGCGTGTCGATGGTGATGGGTGCGCAACTGCGGACGAACGAGACGCCAGCCGCCAGGGATCCGCCGGCCCCAGGGAAGCCAGAGGACTGTCACGTTCGACAAATTCGTTTTTCGCATCACGTCGCGAACCCTTGGCCTATCCACAATTTTGCGGCAGCGCACGCAACTGGGGCCGTCGGTCTGTAGCCGATGCGGCGGAGAATCGACCGCCCCCGGGTGCACGCGCAAAAAGTGCGATCTCGATACGAACCATCGAGGTTGTTGTCACGGCGATCTCGCATTGTGCGCGTTAGTGCGTAGCGCTGCGTAGAGGAGACGGCGCCGCGTCATCGTGGCAGATGAACGACTCGACTGAATTGTCCGCCGCTCGATTGCCAACTTGCCTCACTCACCGGCGCGTTCACTCCAGCCAATGACACGTGTGACACGTCCACCCCCTATCGACGTCACGCGCGCGCGTGAACGGCTAATGAGTCGGACCTGTCACATGTGTCATTGGCACCGGTCAGCGATCGTCGAATGCGAAACCTTCCGGGCGCAATCGTATCCCGTCGAACCCTCGCCCATCGGCAGTCCGTTTATAAGTCAAGCCACGCGCCTCGAGGGTCTGCGTAAACCGCTTTTGAGTGCCGACCGTTTCGCCCCCGCGCTCCGCCCAAGATTTCCACGATGCGAACAGCGCCGCGCCGCTCGTCCACGTGCCGGAAGCCAGCACGCATGCTTCGTCGAGCCACAGGCCGAACGCATCCTCACCCTGCAAGTATGCCTCCGTCGCCGCAATCACCGAGCGCGGGGGCTGTAGTCCGTAACGGCTCCATTCGCCGCATCCGCCAATGATCCAGTTGAGAATGGCCGGCCATTCGCTGCGTAGCGCCTCGGGCAGCCTTGGATCGCGTCGCTCGCGCGGTATGGTGACACCAAAGGGAATCAAGTTGAATCTGCGGCGCATCGCCTCGTCGACAGTTCGTAGGCTCGGGCGATGGTTGCCCGCGATGAAGAGTTTGAAGCGCGGCACGTAGGTAAAGAAATCCTGGCGCATGAAGCGCGCCGTTATCGGATCGCCGCCTGTCAGTGTTTTGATCCGACTCTCGGCCCAGCGCCGACCAGATTCGGTTTCTTGCGCACTGACGAGTCTCGCGCCGCGCAACATTGCGAGATCTGTGGGATGCCGCTCGCCAGGACTTGCGGTGAATGTCTCAACCGGCGCAGTGGCGGCGTAGTCGTGCCAAATGCTCGTGATCGTGCCGAGCATCGTGCTCTTGCCGTTGGCGCCCGTTCCGTAGCCGAACCAAAGGGCGTGCTCGTGGGTATGTCCGGTTAGCGCGTAACCAAGGACGCGACGCAGATAGGCGACGAGATCACCGTCACCAGCAAAGATCTCGTGCAGAAACGCAAGCCATCGCGGGCAGGCCGCGTCCGAGGGTGCGACGGCCGTGATCTTGGTGCAATACGCCGCGCGACGGTGGGGATGGAGAACGCCGCTCCGCAGATCGACCAGACCACCCGGTGTGTTGAGGAGCCACGGGTCAGCATCCCACTGGTCGACGGTGGCCGCGAGCCGGCGGTCGGCCTGCGCGAGGCGCTCGATCGCGGCCACCGTCTTTGCGCTGGCGAGTTTGGCGGCCCCCCGTAGCTCGCCCTCATTCACCTTCTTGCGCATGATCCGGCGCGCGAGGTCGAAGGCGAGCTTAGTGTCGTCGTCGGCCCATCGGCCGCCGCGCCAGACCAACCAACGGTCCCACGCCGCGACGTAACGCAGTTCGTCTCTATGGCGCGCGGCAAACTCAAGCGCGAATGCGTCCTCGGACCCTTCGGGAGCGAGCTCGCGTATCTTCCAGGCGAGATCGGCAGCATGCAATGCGTCGGTCACGCCCCCACCTCATTCCAGTCGGTACCGGGAATAGGCGGCGCCACAACCATCACGCCGCACCCGGCGGCGCGCCAGCGCTCGGCGCATGACCCGGCGGCCCGCAACCCCGCCTCATCCTGATCGGCGAACACCGTGAGACCCTCGATGCCACTGATGACGGGCAGGCTTGAAAGATTTCCAGCATCGATTGCGGCCCAAATTGGACGCCATCCTGCAGTCATCACGCTGAGCGCGGTCTCGATCCCTTCGGTTACCCCGAGCCCTAACGTGACCTCGTCATCGGCCGACAGCCGAATGACGCCGCCCTTCTTCCGATGGCCCGCGAGAAGCAGCCTCGGATGCTCGACTGGGGCCTTCGATCGACCGTCGAGAGCCAGGAGTGTGAAGTGGAGTGTAAGCGCCTCGCCCGAGGCCGCGTCGGTAACACGGGCCACGATCGCAGGATGCGCGCGCCAGATCGTGCATCGGAGATCGGAAGCTTCTTCGATCCAGCACCTGCGTGAGCGGAGATAGACCTCAACCAACGAGCCAGCAATCGGATGCGCAGATTGCCAGATGCCCTCGGCCTTGGACGACCACCTTTGCACCTCGAGCGCTGGTTCAGGCAGTCGCGGACATGCTTGGTACGTCCCTCTGAGACGAAAAGACTCGTCAGCATCGGGCCACAAACCACGGAGCCGCAGAGCGTCGACGACTGCGCCTTGGCCGCAGCCGGCAAAGCAATGGACCAAGACCAGCTCGTCGGCGCTGATCGAGACGCTGAGGCTCGGGTTCGAATCATCATGTGCAGGGCAGAGACAAACCGAAGACCGTCCGCGCCACCGACCACCAAGCGCGACGACGAGTGCGGCGGCGCACGATTCTCCGGCCATCATTTGCTAGAATCCTGGTTCGATCCAGCGACCAGATTGAGCTTACGCAAATGCGCAAACTCGAAGCGCACCACGTCGCCCACGAGATAGCGGACAGCATTGCCGATCTTTACAAATCGCGGCCCAACACCGGAAGAACGCCAGCGCTCCAAACTGCGTGTCGAAATACGCCAGCGTTCCGCCACTTCGACCTGAGTGAGGAGAGTGTCTGATGGTAGCGAGACAAGCGAGGACCGACGCAATGCCAGCACGGCCCCTGCACCGTCGTCACCGCTCCACTCGCAAGCTGAAGGGGTTCGTCTCATTTCGCGCCTCGCAATCGTTGTCGTGCGAAGGCAGATAGCGCGAACAAATGCCGCCCGATAGAAGGGGGTCTCACTCTCCCCTAGGGGGATGGAGTCTCCCCTAGGGGGAAGCTGTTCCCCCTACCTCTGGAGCTACAAAAATAGCTCAACAGGAAGCCTTGCTATGCTTTCAGTGGGTAGTCTCGATAGGCTTTCAATTCGTCAGCGGACATACCCAATTCGCTCATGCTGCACTGGTCGTTGCGACCCGCGAAAGGCGGCACCCGCCATATCTTGTCCGGGGGTAGGAGCGGCTTCACAGTTCCCGGCGAACGAGCGACTTCCAGATAGCGCTCAAACGGCAATGCGATTTGTAGGATGCTCGTCGGAATCTTGAGGACTTGCGTCACCACGTCTCTCAGGTTCTGCGGCGTTGGCATCGACGGATCAAAGCCGAGATCGGACGCAATCTGCATCAAGGCCGCAGCCAGATGGGCGATAGGGCGATAGTTCTTCCAGAGGTGATTAATCTCGCTCTTATCGCGTGGAGCCCCCGGTCGGGGAAATTTCTGCACGACCGCAATCACCCGATTCATGCTGGCTTTGCGTTTGATTTGCTCCTCTATGCGCAGTCCCGCCATATACAGCCGCAGGAGGCGTCCTGCAGTGATCGCGCGGCCAATGCCCAATACAAATTTGTGCACAACTTTATCAGCACCTGGTGCACGGGCGATCACGCCAACGCGCTCAATGCCTCCGACATGTCGGTCGTGAAATTGATTGAGACTTGCCTGAATGACAGTGTGAGCCAGCATCGGAATAACCGCGTCCTCGAAGCGGCCAAGTTCCTCATATGCACCCGTGTTGAATTTGAGAAGGAGTCGATCCGCCGGATCGCCGCGACGCGCGCGCAGTCGAACTTCTAGATCAGCTATGGGTTGATGAATGTCATGCTTGGCTTCGGCAATCACGTCGCTCAGCAGCGTCAAGACGATCTCCTCGCGCTCCTCTGGACTAGACGGCGCGGCGATGTATGCCAATAAGCGCATGCCTACCATCAGGCGGCTCGGCGGATCGCCGCAATCGGAGAGATCGAGGTAACGATTCGTCATTTTCACGGATGGTCGAGATACCAAGTGAGGGAGGCTTTGTGGGAAGCCGGTGCATCAATTTCGGCATCTGGTTCAAGTCGGCTTGTCTGATTGCAGCGGGGCGGCAGAGCTTCTCGTCAGGCACGAGATGCCTTCTCCGAGAATATCGTGACGCGATTCGGGCAACCGACACAACTACGCGCAGACCGCCAAGGTAACGCGGCATTTCGCATTCGCCTGGATTCCCTCGAATAACGTACGCGCGTCTCGTAGTAGCTCACATATGTCGTTGCGCCAGATGCAGCCGCTTGAAGAAGTCTGCCATTGCTGCCTTGCGGGCCGAGTTCAGCCACGAGCACGGCGACAAATGCAGGTGGCCATATCGTGACGATCACATCGATGGCGGACGATCCCATCGAGATCGGCATCTCAGTGCGGGAAGCCGCGCACCGCATCGGCTGCCACCCGACCCGCATCTACAAGCTGCTGCGCCAGGGCAAACTCCTCGGCTACCGCGACGGCCGTCGGCTCCGTGTGATCGTGTCGACGATCATCGCCTACCAGCAGGGCAACGCGCTGCTGGCCGAATCGCATGCGACCATCGAGCGACGCCACGCCAAGGTCAGCCGTGCCCGCTTCCAGACAGCACTTGAGATGCTGCGCTCACATGGGT